CCTGCATCGACTGCTGGTAACTGATCGCCTCGATGTTGATCGTGACCGGCGTGTCGGTGGGAAACCAGTCGACCGTGCCATCGGGTTTTTCCTCGCCTTCGACCAACAGGCCCCAGTCCGCCAGCAGCTCGCAGAGGGCATCGATCTTTTCGAGGTTGCCCATCGAGCGCAGGCGGCGGAAGTCGATGATTTCAATTCTGTCGCCGATAATTCCCGCCAAACAAAAGACGGACCAATCATTCCGCTCTTTTAATCCTGAGCTTAGGTCAATGCCAACGCAAAGGCCGTCGTACTCATTACTGAGATCACCGAGCTTGAGCCAATCAGCCGGAAAGTCGATCTCAGAGCGCGAAACCGGAAAGTTCTGGAACTGATACGAGAAGCTGAGGGGATCTTCTTGGCGCAGCTTCTTTAGGTGATCAAGGCTGTAAAAGGCTGGCCAGTAAGACTGCTCCAGTCCGTTGTCGTCGGTGACGATCGCCTGCTGAGTAATCACCTTCCAGCTGTTTTTCTCATTAAAGGTTGTGCCAAAGATGTCGACATTGGAGAATCTGGTGCCAAGTGCAATTGTCCGGCCGCCTTCAAGTAAAGTTGGCTGGACAACTTCTTGCCAGTTGACTATTAGCTTGCGGCGTATCTCTGGGTTGCTAATGGATTCAGAGCTCTTAACTACGTCATCTAATACAATTAACTGCGAGCGGCGGCTGGTGATCGAGCCCGACAGGCCCTGAGCGCAGACGGAGTAAGGGTCATCGGCCGCCAGGTTGATCTCGGCAAACTCGAAATCAATCGCCCACAGCTCATCCGACTGGCGGGCCTTGGAAAGGCGCACCATCGGAAACACCTCCTGGTAGGCGCGCGAGGAGATGATTGCCTTGATCGTGTGCGAGCGGGAGCGAGCGATGTCGAGGCTGTAGCCCAGATAGAGCATTCTCAGCATCTGGCGCTCCTGAGCGTGAGTGCCGATCAGCCAGGCGCAAAGCATGCCAAGAACAGTGCTTTTTCCGCTGCCCCTAGGGCAGAGGATTGCAGTGTTGGGCCCGCCGCAGCGCAACAGTTGAGTGCTGTCTACTCCCGTAACAAACTCATCAACCCAGAGCTGGTGATGCGCAGCATTGGGCTTGCCAAGCACATCGCAGAACGCCCCAAAATCCGTCCGCGCACGGCGAGTAAGTGACGGTACCTCCAGCTCGACCTTGGTGACACCCGATGCCAAGGTCTTGGCCCGGCGGAGATGGGCCATTGCAAGCTCAGCGTTCATCTGTCCTCCAGGCGCGATGAAAGCTGACCGACGCGATGAAGAGCCCAGGCATACCCATAACTTACCCCAAGGCGGCTTGCGGCTTCCACAAGGGGAATCCTCGTTGACGCAACATCGACATAAATGCTGTTTCGCCGATTCCGAGCGTTCTCGCTCGGCGTGACCCAGTGGCAGTTACCGGGTTCATAATTGCCATTGTTATCTTTCCTGTCAATCTGATGCGATGGCGATGGCAATGGGCCCATGTCAGTCAAGAAGCTCTCAAACCCCGATAGCCACCGCTCACACACAGAAATGCCGCGGCCGCCGTAGTCGGGCCAAGCAAGACTCGAGGGATCGTGGCATCTCTTGATCATGCCCATGTAGCGGTTGTATTCCTTGGTGTGACGACCCGCGCGAGCGTGCCCGTGCTTGAGATTGTTGCCTTCTTTCTTGATGCAGCCGCAGCTCTCGGACAGCCCGCGAACCAGGCTTTTCACAAGCACCGACTTCTCCGTGCCGCTGCCACAGGTGCACCGCACGAGGGCGGCAGGCTCGTAGTGGATCCCGCCAGTGCACGAGGCGCTGGCGTAGCCGATGTCAGAAGCTGGACCGACAACCACCCAGCGCCCAAAACGCGATCCAGTCACTGGGTGTCGCAGGCGGCGGGTCCCCTTGCGCAGCGCACGCTCCTCCTCTTTCCAGCAGCCACAGCTCTTCGCGTGACGGCCGAGGTTGCTGGCGATCACCAGCACGCAAGCCCGACCGCAGTCGCACTCGCACCACCAACGAGTGGTCTTTCCAAGGCTGGGACCGCGCCTAAGCACCGTGAGCCGTCCGTGCCCCTCCCCGGTCCTGTCCCTTAAGGTAGATCTCATCAGCCTGCTCCACAGGTTGGTCACGCCGCAGGTGTTCCACCACGCTGCGGCACCCCTAAACCCTAGTTCACGCCGGCTGCAGTGCGTGAACAATTTCAATGTGCCCTCCGAGGATTTGTCCAGGGGGCCTCGCGGGCGCGAGGAAAAATTGCCAGAAAATTTCTGAGGCATGCAGCGAGGGTAATCCTCAAATCGCTGGCACCACAGGCTTCAGGCCTGATGTTTCGCTTCGATCTCTGCAAACACGGATTCAACGGTGGCTTCAATCGCCGGCCAGACATTGGTGTCCCGGCCAAAGACCTTGCGCAGGCTCTTGGCGGTGATCTCCACGCCAGCCAGCAGCATGCTGCGGCGATCGTGGGCATTGACCTCCCGGGAGAGGTGCTCGATGTGCCCGCGCAGCTCCTTGCTCAGATAACTGATCTTGGTGGGCGCGTCACCAAGCCGGATCTTGCCTTCCTCGACTGCACGGCGGATTTCGCCGATGTCGTCGTGCAACGCCATGATCTCGGTTTCGAGAATGGCGCGGTGATCTAATTTCTTCCAGCGGCTGACGGCATAGGCCTCCCAGTCATCAATGGACGCCTCCATTCCGAGAAGGCTGCAATACAAAAATCCGGCGACAACAGAGCGTTCGCCAGCGGCGTACTGCAGTGCGGCAGAGCGCTTGCGCTCAGGCAAGGCGCTGAGCCAGGCCTCAACCGGTTGCTCGTGCTTGACCAGCAGTGTCATCAGCGCCTGGAGTAACGAACAGCGCGATCAGCATCGGTATCGCGCTGATAGGAGTATGTCTTGCGTTCTTCGTCTCCGGTAGTGCGAATTGTCTCGCGATCCTCTTGACCCTTGAGGCTCACGCGGCGTGACTCGGAATCCTGGGCGTACCTGGACGCGCCAGCGCGGATCTCCTCTGTGTCCGTCATCCCCTTGTTGACGGTTTCCTGGGTGCGCCGCTCCTGGTAGCCCTGTTCAGCGAGGTTCTCACGGGTCTGGAACCCTTCGGCGGCGAGGTAGTCCTTGCCGAGGCGGTTGGACTCCTGCATGCCGGCAATCTTGAACTGATGCTCACCCGTCATCAGATCGAGGGTGTTGCGGCGATCGAGATCAGCCGACAGTGACATCAGCGACTTTTCTTGATCGGTTGACTGGTTCATGAGCTTAGAGGTGAGCTCATAGTTGAGGCCCTTCTCGGCCGCGTTCATCTGAAACGCATCCTTGTAAGCGCCGCGGTCCTTATTGAGCTGATCGGAGTTGACCGACCATTTCGTGATGTCGCTGTAAGCCTCGTCCCACCAGTTAGCCATGGAGATGTCCTTTTAGAGTTTGGCGGCAGATTGAGCGATCAAGGTGAGAGCGTTCATCACCTGAGTGCGGCGGCTGTTCTTGTGATCAAGGGCAGCCTGCTGCTGGAAGTGGCGATCTTCCATGGTGAGCTTGCGATCTTGCAGCTGGTTGTTGAGCTGCATTTGCTCGCGGCTCATTCGCAACTCATCGTTGCGAATGGTCATTGCGTCCTTGTGCTGATCGCCCTGCAGCTCCAGGGTTTTGATCGCTACGGCGTTGGAATTTGCATCCCTCGTGATCCCGGCCTGAATCTGCTGTCGGGTGAGCTCGTTGGCATTCGCACTGCTATCAATAGTCGCCTGCAACTGCTTGTTTTGGAAGGCGCGATCGTCAGCACGGTGTGCATCGGCAATCCCCTGTCGTCTGTCAGCGGCGGAAATAGTGCGTGCTTCTAGATCTAAAGCTTCTTGCTTAGCAATCCATGTGGCATCTGACTGCGCAGTCCAGCCAGTTGCTTGCTGTTCAGCTGGAGTGAGCGGACGATAGACCCGCTGGCCCTCAGCATTGGTGTAAGCCCGGCGACCGCCAACACCTTTGATCCGCTCTGGGGCACCAAGATCTTTCTCGCCTGCGCCGCCGAACAACGCCCCTTCCCAAAAGCCCACAGTGCCCGCCGTTGCTACAGGCAGGGTATGGGGCTAGTCGATGAAGAGGCCTGCCACACCTGCAGCCATGCCGGCGATGGCGCCGATGCCACTGCCGCGGCGCGCCTTCTCCTGCTCGATCGCCTTTTCGGCCACGGTGACATTGGCCTTGCCGGCCAGAGCCTGCTGGGCGATGCCGCTGTAGGCGTTGACGGTGGAGCTGGCTAGTTGGCCGTAGGAACTGATGCCGGCTTGAGCGGTATTGGCCGCTGCGTTGATGGTGGCGGCGTCGCGGGTGGCGGAGGCCTGAGCGCTGGCCGCAGCGAGCCCTGCCCAGTTCTGGGTATCAAAGGCGCTCTGGGGCTGCAGCCGCTGGACTTGATAGCCGCCGCGGCCCTGGGCGGACATCAAGGCGCCGTAGTTGAAATCAGGAGCGGCCATCTCAGATCACCTGCATGTAGGACTGCATCAGCACTTGTCGTGCCTGCGAAGCGCGGGCCTGCGCTTCTCGGGTGCGCTGCTGCTCCTGGATCAACTGCATGGCGGGTGAATTCATCTGCTGCAGGACGGCCTTCTGCTCTTTCTCGAAGGCGGTGTCAACGAAGGGATCAAGGGCGCGTCCGATGTTGCCCATGAAGCCGGTGTCGCCGGCCTGTGCCTTTTCGACCACGCTGGCCGCACCGGACGCAAGCCCGCCGCCGATGGCATTGCCCGCCATCGAGCCGATCACAGCGCCAACACCCGGGATGGGGATCAGCGCTTGACCGATTGCGGCACCGGCGAGGGCACTGCCGCCCTGGAGGACAGCACCGGCGGTGCCGGCTTTCTCGTTACCCTCCATCGCCCCGAAGGCCGCAGGCAGCACGGTGGTGCCAGCGAGCGCAGCGGCGGGCACACCCCAGCGAGCAACAGGTGCAAGGCTCTTGGCCATGCCAGCCAGGCCGGGCATGCCGCGGCGGTGCAGGGCGGCAGAGACATTGCGCAGGCCGCCTTCTGCAGCTTTGCCCGAGGCGCCGGCCGGGTTGGTGAGGAACGAGTCGAGGTTCCCAAGGAGTTCATTGCCGCCGCGCTTGGCGGCTTGGCGGGCGATGGTGTCAG